TGTCTGGATCACTTGGAAGGGAGATAACCTTTTGATCACGGATAGACACTTCTTTTTCTGCTTCTCTTGCCCTCATCTCTTGTACATGTGGGTTATTCTCATAGTCTTCTTTTCTCTTTTTCTCCCTCTCTACGTCTGGGTCTCTAAGTATTGGTCTTGGTTTTAATCCTAATGCATTAGCAAGTGGATCTTCTATCTCTGTGTATTTCTTAAATACAGGGAACTTGGCAAGACCTCTTAGTAATTGACCACCAATAAATTCTCCTGCCATACCTCCTGCTGCACCTGTGACAAATCCAGGGAAACCACCGAACGGTGAACCGATTGCAAAACCAGCAGCATATCCTAGTAGTCCAGATGTTGCACTTACAATAGCATTGATAGGAGACTCACCCATACCATAGTCTATGAGTCCCATGACTGCTGCTATAACTTTATCAATACCACCTATCTTTACTCTTCCTTTTGCTTCTTTCAAGAACTTGGATAGGTTTGCCATCTCCTTGCTCTTCATTGCAACCTTAACATTCTTGATTGCAAAGTCTTTTGCATTCTTCAATCCAGTCTTTGCATTTTTAAGAGACAGTACCTTCTTAATGTTAGGGTTCTTTTCTATAATAGGTTTAATGGCACCCTTTATCCTCTCCATTACAGGTTTGAACATCTGCTGTGGATTCTTCACCATATCTTTGAGACCTTTGATCTTTGATCCTAGGTTCTTTCCAAAATCAAATACACCCTTTCCTGCTTTCTTTGCAAGGTTCTTCATTCTACCAACATTCTTTGATGCCCACTCACTAGCACCTTTGTATATGTTCTTACCTTTCTCTATCGCATCCATTCCAAATGACTTTGCTTTACCTAGGAAGTTCTTACCCTTAGCAAATACATTCTTACCAAAGTTTCCTATGTTTTTACCCATATTCGTGACATTACCTTTTATCTTAGATATGGTCTTAGGAATACCTTTTACCTTAGTCACCACATTATTTTTTAGATTCTTTACCTGTGATAACTTCTTCTTACCAAACTGTTTGGCACGATCTACTATCCCAACTTTACTACCAGTAATCTTTGCTTTGGGTTTACCCTTTACTTTTCCACCTTTTCCTTGTGTTACCTTTGGTACGTTTGGTTTTCTTTGGAAGAACTTCTTGATTTTACCTAGTGTATCACCAAGTTTCTTCATTTTCTTGTAGTCACCTACAAGTTTCCATGGCATTAATAGTCTTGACGCTGCCCATAATGACCCTAATCCACCAAATATCTGTAAAACACCAAATAACTTATCAAATACCTTACCTATACCTTTACTGTCTGGGTTGGTACCGAATACTTTGGTGACACCTTCCATGACTTGAAAGACACCAAAACCAGCAATCTTTGCAGCAGCACCTACTATGGCACCTAGTCCTTTTAATACTGTCTGTGCATTCTTTTGGTTATTAGGATCACTCAACCAATCAAATGCCTTATATGCTACGAATGCTGTAAATGCATTTGAAATAAAATTGACGATGGGTGCGAAACCTTTTAGAAGTCTCTGCCACCATGTCAACTTTTTCTCTTCTTTCTCTGCTATCTTTTCACCTACGTCTTTACTATCTTCATCCTCCTCATCATCTTCTTGTGCATCTTCTGCTGCTTTGTCATTCTTTCTTCCTTGATCTACCAAAGGGGAGATAGGAGTTAAAGGTTTGATTAATTCTTTACGGTGTTCATGCTCGTCGTCTAATAATGTTTTCTCTTCTGTTACTAATGCACTAGAAACATCTGCATGAACCGACATGATCTCACTGAGATCTTTTATCTGTTGACCAAAATATGTGACTGCTCCACCTAGTCTATTCTGACTGACTAAAAGAGGACGCATCGCTTTAACCTGTGCCGAATTACCACTAGGCGGTTTGACGCTGATATATTCTCTTAGTGTTGCTGCCACTAGATAGAAGTCCTATTCTTGTTCTGTTGTCTCTTGATTCGCTCTTCCTCTTCCTTCAAGTGTCCTATTAATAGGTTGACATACACATCACGTTCCCATGGAATCATATCGTTTAACTCCGTCAAACTATACTTGTGATGCTGCATTAATGCGAAGTTCGTCTTATAGTGATTCATAAGACTGTCATGCATTAATGCTATCCGAAAAAAGCAGCAAGTCCCTCCAATACCACTTCATTAACAACTTTGGTGTTGGGATTTTCTACCTTCAATGTATGAGTTAATTTCGGCATAGTCTCAAAGAAGTTCTGGATCTTAGTAAACTGTGCATTATTCATGTCACCTATAAAGTCCTTTGCTTCTTTCGATGTGAAAGAATCATAGATCTCGTCTCCATCATATACTTTGTCAATACACTCTGCTGCAAGAGCAAATACATCTTCAACATCTGGATTATCCACCATATTACGGTCAACGAATGCATCCAATGCTGGATATTTCATCTGTAATTTGATGTCGTCACTCAATGGTATGATAGTCTTATGACCTTTTGGTATGTTTACTTGAACTTCGTTTAAGTCAAGTGTAACTTCTACCTCTGTCTTACCATCATCTTCACATATTATCTTGAACTCACTCTCTTCTCCAACTGCTTTGGATCTAATCTGTAAGAACAAGTATTCTAGTTCAAATGTTGGTAGACTATCTACACTCTTCAAATCAGTACAAGATTTTAATATATTCTTGACTGCCTTGATCATCTCTTTCTCTTTCTGTGTCTCCATTGCGAGATACAGTAATTTCTCTTCTTTTACGAGAAATGGTCGAAAGTTGACCTTTTTCCCTGTGACTGGTAATTTACAGTCATACTCAGGCACTACAAGTTTTGGTAATGGCATGATGAATTTATAATATCATTTTTATTTATAGCACTTACACTAACCTATTTCCTCCAAGAGAAGGAAAGTCTCCAATGAAGGTATCAAGGAAGTTCGGTATGCTTGTGTCAGTATATAGGTCTTTTTCTTTATATATCTTAGGTTTTGCCCTTAATGTCTGTGGCATGGTCTGATCCATCCTATATCTCTCGAAATAAAACGCAACATCTAACTGTACTAGGTTTGTTTGTTCATTATCAAGTTGTAGTTGACCCACATTGAATGGAAATGCACCAAATATCTTATATGCAGCAGTCTGTTGATGTCCTTCTGGTCCATTTTCAAACTTCAAGATCTCCATGTCTATAACATAGTCATCATAGAATGCTACTGTGTTATCTGAGTCTGATGCTGTGTGATTCAACCATTGTTCAAAGAAATATCTATGTCTCTGGTCTTTTGTAACTATAAATTGTATATTGATCTCTGATGCAGTCTGTCCTGTTGCAAATCTTCTTATCTGTCCTATATTATTCAACTCACCAGTTGTTACTGCTCTACTGGGTAGAGTAATACTGTTAGCATAGTAGTCAACAGTTCTTGTTGCTTCTATTACCTTTACTGGATCGTAAATCTTTGTGTCAAAGATATTAGGTGCACCCAAATTAACCTGATACAGGTTACTGGTCATGGGCATAGAACCCGCTGACCTACCTATCGTGTCTCGAAAGTCTTTAAAACTATTTGGTTCCACTACAACCTACTCCAAATAAAACTACTAGGGATCTCTACTCGTACACCACCAAGTTCTCTAACAAACTGTTCAGACGGTAGTGGAACGAAATCTCGGAGATCAACAGCAGGAACCAATCGTATATTAGATGCCCTACCTATAAAGTATTTATGATGGCAACGCATAGGATATGATATAGAACCACTACCCCATGTTTTTGCAATGCTTTGACGTGCTGTTGGACGTAGATAATGTAAGTTACCACCAGAAAAGTGTCCATTTATAGGATCAATGTCAACAACAAGAGTCATTGGAAATGTATCGTAGAACGGTAACGACTCAGTTTTAGCACTATAACTGTAATATATGCAATCACCTACCTTGACCTCACCTGGGTCTAATGCACCAAATAACTGTCCTCTGTACCAGTCCTTTGACTTTGGTTTACCTTGTGTAGCATCTTTAATGTCCTCGAATA